GCTAAAAGTAAAACTACCGTTACCATTAACAAAGACTGCACAACGGTCTGCGGTAAAAGTTGTTGCACCTGAACCTGTATAGGCAAATGATGTTCCTCGTTGCCAGATGTCAAATGCGCCGTTGATAACTGCGTTTTTACCTGCTGCCCAATTTGCGCCATAGCGCAAGCCTGTTGAAGTGGAACTATCTGCTACGAGTGTCTCACCATTTGCACCGACTGCAAGGCGCGCTGGGACGTCGCTACCTGTCGCCGAAATTAAATCTCCTTTGGCGTCCACGATCGTGTTTTGAATTGCGTTTGCGTCGTCTGAAGTTACCCATGTGAAGTCCATGTCAGTATTTGACGCCTTAGACAAAACCTGACCAGTTGTGCCGCCAAGCAAGTCAGCCATTGAAGTGGCAACTGCTTGACCAAAAACTTCAAAATCTGCTGGCAAGTCCGTTACTAAATCGCTCGCCGTCGGCATTTGCCATGAAAAGGGGGTAGTCGGGTTCGTCATAGGTTTTCTCCTTCTTAGGTGATAATTGTTGCACGCGCCCAGTCAAGCGTTGGCGACACGCCCGACCAAGCAAATGCGTTTGAAATTTCGTCCCATTCCAGTGCTTGCAATGAGTACGCGGTTGGGGAGACAAGCAGTGAAACCGATAATTGGTTGTAACTAGCCTGAAAAGACCAACCTTCAACAAAGCCTTGAAAAATTGTTCCCATGTTTGTAGGTAAATCCGCAATGGACACTGCTTCACCCATAAAAACATTGAGCAAATTGTCACGATCTGCGTCGTCAATTTCAGGATTTGTCAGGTCAAACGTAATTTCGCTAAAAATTGGTTGCGGGTCTTTTCTAAGGGCTAAGTAAAAATCAGCCTGAAATTCTGCGTCAACCGCATTTTCAAGGGTTGTGTCGATTATTTGCCCAAGATTTCCATAAGATAAAATTGAAACCGTGTCACTTGCGGTTTTTTCTTGCCCATTTTTGTATTGAATCGTTATTTCATTTCGAACGTCGCCCGCGCGCGTTTCAACACGCAATCCACCCGCCCGAGCATGGTTGGCGGTTAGGTCAACGTATCCGTTAGCCGATAGGTATTGGCTTCGGTGAATTGCGTCCGCGTAAGAAATGCGCCCAAATGCGTCTTCGTAAAGGTATCCCAACCCCGAAGTTGCTAAACCTGAAACTAATGAATAAACGTCCGTTCGTTGTGACGATCGTGCGGTCAGTTCGTATTCTCCGGGCGTGTCTATCTCTCCCAGCCCAGTGTTTTCAGCCGTTGCCCATGTCACCGTTGGGTCATAGTCTGCCCATTCCAATGCCGCTGGCACTTCATTCCAACTGTTGACAAGTAAATCGGTCAGCAATGACAAAATTTGATTGCCGTCAAAATCCTTTGAAAGTACGCCGTCGGTCAACGCCTTTTGAAGTCTGGACAATGCACCCAATGCCGTGATTGTGTAAGTTTGCGTAAAAGTCGTAGAACCTACGTCGCGCACTTCCAAACCAATGTCCACGACGCTGCCACCGAAAATTGGAACAAAAACGTTTGAAGTGTCTTTAATTTGAACCGAAATGCTTGAATTTATAGAAACGGGAATTGTTGCTTGATTTACGTCAATTAATTCAATGTTGACATAACCCGCTTGGGCTTGTTCGTAAATGTTTCTTCGACCGCTGCGAATAATCAAGTTGGATAAAATGGCTTGGGTGTATTCCGTGCCGTCTATTTCGACTTTCCAAACGGGATTCCATTGGGTCATTAGATTGCCTGAAGTTGTCCCGCGCCGCCTGTGCCGCGATAGTAACTTGAATTCAGTGTTTCAACAATTGTTCGTGCGGTGCCTTCTTTATCAATTGCCCCGTTAACGGTTACGTTAATTGTTGGTTGTGCTGAAGCAGCCATAATTCCCGCCAATGTGTTGGTATTGACGCCCGACGTACCGAACGCAAAAGGTCTATTGGAAGCGGCTTCAATGCCAGCCAGCGTCGTTGTCCCGCTAGTAAAGTTGTCAAATGCCCCAGCAATGTTAGTAATTGCTTCGGTTGCTTTTTTTGTTACTACTGCAACTGCACCCGTGCCTGTGCCGCCGCCACCTGTGCCACCACCACCGCCTGTAATTGAAGGAATTGTCCCGCCCCCAAGACCACCGCCCGTTCCACCACCACCACCGCCACCAGCAGTTCCACCACCAGTGACAAACGGTTGACCATTTGGCATTGTGCCTGAAAAACCACCAGCACCGCCAACCCCTAGCCCAGCAGTTGAAATGTCACCTTTGCCCGCTAACGCGTTTGCCCCTGCCAAAACGGCTGCGGCAAGTGCAACTGCACCCACACCCAACAATGGATTTAGGGCAAACGCCGTGGCAACCCCAGCAACGATCGCGGAAGCCTTCAATAAATTGTAAGCCTTAATCAAACTCGTAATCAAAACAATTGTTGCTTGAACCGCAGCAGCAATTTTGGAAACAACAAAAACGGTTGCCAAAACCGCGGCGACTGCAATAAGTTCGTCTTTTAAGGAAACGACAATTGCAATGACTTTTCTGACACGTTCACCCCAAACGCGGGCTGTTAACTCCGATTCCGTCAAACTTTCGTTAACACCGTCTTTGCCTGTTAAACCATTTGCAAATTGCTTGATCAAAGGAATGATGTTTTGAGAAAATGCAGTGGCAAGTTCAAGGACAATTGGAAGCAACGCTTCGCCAATGATTAGTTTTGTGTTTTCTAATTCAGCACGCAAAATTTTAGTTTGGTTGGCTAGACCGCCCGACGTACGGGCGAAGTCACCCTGAGCAGCAGTCGTTTGTTCATAAATAACCTTTTGAGCAGCCAAGACTTTTTGTTGCGGTGTAAGCGCGTTTTTGGTCGTGCTAATTAAACCTAATTCAAGGGCTGCGTTTTTCAACGTTGCGTCGTTTAACAAAACACCAAATTTACGCAATGGTTCGGCTTCTCCACGAAGTGCTGAACCAATGGCGTTAATTGCTTCTTCTTGCGGAACGTTATTAAACGAAGAAAGATCAGCCGCTAATTTCACAAAGTCGGTTGAAAAATCAGTCAATGATTTGCCGCTAAGACCAGCCGACTTTCCAAAAATAGCAAAATTGGCAGCAGCGTCCAACGCTTCTTGTTTTGTTTGTCCCAGCGACTGAGCAGCACCGTCAGCAAACTTTTCAATTTCCTTTGCTGAATCCCCAAACAACACGCCAACTTTAGAAATGGTTTCGCCAAGATCGGAAGCGGCTTTGATTGAATCGATTGCCAATTTGCCAGCAAAAACCACTGCGGCAGCCGTTGCCACTTTAAACGCGGTCGTTATTTTGTCGCTGAAACCCTTTAACTTTCCTGTGAAACTGGAAATGTCTTGTTCGCCAGTTTTTAAGGATTTGTTGAGTTTATCAACATCAGCCAAAATGGAAAGTTTAAGCGTGCGACTTCGATCAGCCATTAGTTAAACTCCTTCACTATTTCGTCAAACGATTGTTCCCACCGTTTTACGATTTCAGGCTGCACGCTTCGAAGCGTTGGGTAAATGAACCAACCCCGCGAACCGCGACCTTCACGACCCGACCAAACTGGGAATTGCTTATAGCGATTTGAACCGAATTCGTAACCGCCCCACAATTGCTGCGTTGTGCCGCCACCGCTTAACTTTTGACTAGCAAAACCAAAAGAGATTTCGCCAATTTTTGACGACTTTGAAACCTTTGAACCCTGTGCAATTTTAGGTGCAACCCTGTTTTTTGAATTTGAAGCCGCACTGATAATTTTGCCACGAACAAAATCAGCAAGTTTTGAAGTTTGCGTTCGGGCTTGGTTAGTGGCTTCCTCGTCCATTGCTTTAAAAGAACGAAGAATGGCGCGCAATTCTGCTTTGTCATAACTGATTGCTTCAGTTGCCATTTCCCCGCCTTTCCAGAATTTCAATAACCGTCAGAATGTCCTCTGCACTTTCGAAATCGTTTGGGTGTAGCCCTGTTTGAAGGGCTACTTCCCAAACTATTCGGCTGAGACTTCCGACTGGATAACTTTTGGGTTTGCTTCACCAACACTCACGTCAGCAATGGTTTCAGTCCAAACCTCTAGGGTTTTGATTGGCTTACCCGCTGCTTCACGCTTCATTGCATAGTAAGCAAGAAAAACAAGATCGGAAATTCCAATTTTGTCTTGCGCCTGTGCAATTATGTTGCCTGTGTGCTTTTCCCAACGAACCCACTCAGGGGGTGCAGCAACAAACGTTGCTTGCTCACCACTGGTGAATTCGATCGTAATTGGTAGTTTCATTTTTTCTCCCGATTGTTTGTTTTAGAACGCTTCGGCTGGAATGCCGATAACGGTGAACGATAGTGACACGGTCTGCGCGTCTGGTGCAGTACCGCCCGCGCTTGGAAACGCTGGCAGAATCTGGAAAGTAAATGTTGCACCGCTTGTTGCAGTCAACACTGTTGAAATTCCTGTGTTCGGTGCTGATTCAGTTGCGTTCCATAGACCTTCGCACAATGAACCAGTCGCGCCCCAGTCTGCAAGCATTTCGACGTCAAACGAGAACTGGTCATCAATGTTACGGTAGACCTTGCCGTCTAAAGTTTGGTAGGTTTCAATTGTAGGGCTATTGGATAGCACCGCGCTTGTTGCTTGGGCGTCGTAGTTATTGCCACCAATAGTAAAGGTGACGTCGCGCCCAGTTATTACTGTTGTTGGCATTTTTACTCCTTATGTTGTTTGTGTGTAGTAGGTTGAAACGTTAATGTCTGCGACGAGCATTGGTGATTGACCCACTTCAAGCACCGTTGGCTTCTCGACGACGCCAACAACGTATCCTGCGGGCATTGCCGCAAGAATTCCCATGATTAGTTTTTCCAGATTGTCTAATGAACCCGCGTTGCTATTTGAAGCAACAATTGCGGTAATTGCAAAATTGATTTTAACTTTCGTTTGTGATTTACCCAGCAAAACAATTTCAAAATACGGTGAATCTGGGACAACCACTATTGCTGGTGGAATCGGCGATTCTGGGACGCTTGGATAAATGTTTGCAGCAAGTGCGCTAAACGCATTGGCTAGGGCTGCACGGGTTTCGGAAACGGCGTTGGCTGGCATTTATTGAACGACCGTTTCAACGTCTAAAAATGGCATAAGTAATGTCGACACTCTGTTAGTCAAACTGCGACCCATTCTGTATGGCGTACTTTGAAAATCGACGCCTTCGATCTGACCACCCGCTGCAACGCGTGATTGAAAAACTTCAACGCTTACTGCAAGAATGGCAGATTCGATTGGCGCACTGTTTGCATAAATTTCGGCGGCTGAATAGCCTGAAAGTGTTGCCGTACCTGCTGGGATCATTTCGCGCAATGTGACGTCCGCGCTGGTAATTGCTGCGGTGAAATGAAATTCTTTAACGTCAACGACTGTGACCGTTGCTGAAAATGGTGCGGGTAATCCAGCAACGACCACTGATTGACCAGCAACGAAATGATGTGCGCGTTGCGTGTAATACGTCGCAACGTTTGATTCTAGTTTGTAAGCGTTAATTGCTGAAGTGTTTGCAACCAGCATTGGCAAAATAACCGCTTCGGCGGTGTTTATAATTTCGTCCAGATAACTGTCTGGATAAAGTGAAACGGAAACGCCAAGCACACTACGCAATTGTTGCGTTGACACAATACTTGGCATTTCCGTTCCTCTCGACTGCTGCGCTACGTTCGGGAGTGACCGTAGCGCATGATTAGTTTGTTTTTGTTACGCCTTGTTATTCTTAAACGCGCCCGCTGCGAT